TGCTGGGGATGTATCTCGACCTGGTGAACCGCAACAATGTCGCGAACCCGACCTGCATGGGGCCGGGCGCGATCGAGGCGCTGGTCGCGGCGTGATCATCGATCCGACCAGGCGCGTCGCTCTCTACGTCGCCGGCCAGATTTTTAACAAATGGATGAAGGTGCGCATCAAGCGCAGCCTGAAGGAAATCTGCGGCAGCTTCGAGCTGGAATACATCGACGAAGGCCGGCTGGCCGAGACGCTCGCGGATCTGATCAGCCCGCCGCCCTATTTCCAGGCGATCAAGGCCGGCATGCCATGCCGCATCGCGTTAGACGATGAAAAGGTATTCGTCGGGTTCGTCGGCAAAGTCACCGGCAAAATCGACGGAGACGGCAACGCGATCACGGCAAAAATCACCGGCACGGATATCTGCGGCGACCTGGTCAATTGCGCCGCCTCGCCGAATGGGCCGGCCGAGTGGAAGAACATCACGCTCACGCAATTCTGCACGATGATTTGCCAGCCGTTCGGCATCGGCGTGCAGGCGCAGACCGATATCGGCGCGCCTTTCCCGGTGCTGGCGATTTCGCCGCACGACAAGGCGATGCCGGCGATGGAGAAGGCGGCGCGGCAGCGCGGCGTGCTGCTGGTTTCCGACGGTGTCGCGAATTTGTTGCTGACCACCGCCGGCAGCACCCGCGCGCCCGACCAGGTGGCGTTCGGCTACAATGTGCTCGGAACGGAGTTCGAGGATAGCTGGGAGAAACGGTTCTCCGACGTCTATGTGAAGGGGCAGACCGCCGGCGCGAACGGCAACCACGAAGGCGTGGCCGCGCCGATGACGCCGGCGACGACCCCCGGCACCGGCACGGCCCCGGCTTCGAGCGCCACGAGCGCCGAGGCGGCCGGCATCGTCATGACCGGCCATGCGACCGATCCGGAAATCACGCGCTACCGGCCGGATGTCCGCATGGTGAACACGCAGAGCGGCAGCTCGACGGTGCAGCAGCAGGCCGAATGGCATGTGCGTGTGGATCGCGGCCTGGGCAAGCACAACGCCTATCCGGTGAAGGACTGGCGCGCCGGGCCGGATGCGGCGCTGTGGCGGCCCAATCAGCTGACCGCCTGCTACGATCCCTATGCCGAGATCGACGGCGACATGTTGATCGAAGGCACCGAGTATCATTACGACGAAAACGGCGCGCGCACGGTACTCGAGCTGGTGGGGCCGACGGCCTACGACCGGATCAATGAGCCGGCGCGCAGCCAGAAGCGGCACCAGGCGCGCACGTTGTGAACGATCACGAGCACGCCTTCAACCATCGCACGGCCGCGACGCGCGCGGTGGTCACCGCGTGCAATGACGACGGCGTGGTGCAGACGGTCGATGCGCAAAGCCACGACGGCGTCACGCGTGGCGGCGTGGAGGTGCACCAGGTTTTCGGGCTGGCGAGCGTGCCGCCGGCGAACGGTGCCACGGTCGTTCTGATCGCGAACGGCGGCGATCCATCCGACATGATTGCGCTGATGGCAGCCAACAATTGGGCCCGGCTCGGCGGCCTGCAGCCCGGCGAGACGGCGATTTATGGGGTCGATGGATCCCGTATTCACATTAAAATCGGTGGCCACGTCGAGATTTTGGCTGCTGCCAGCGTGGATATTACCGCGCCTGACTGCACGGTCACCTGCAGCGGGAGCATCACGCTCGACGGCGACGTGCATGTGACCGGCACGCTGTCGGTTGGGGGTGCCACCAGCATCGACGGCAACCTGGCGGTGACCGGCAACATCACGGCCACCGGCTCGATCACCGAAGATGTCTGAGAGCGCTCTTTTATGCGAATAAAAGGGGTCTGGGGCCTTCGGCCCCAGCGGGGTCCAGGGGCAGAGCCCCTGGCCTTCCTTCGCCCCTGGCCTTCCTTCCTTTGGCGTCTGCTGCCCTTACCTAAAGGCATTAAACCGCCCGCCGCGCGCGCGCGAAGGTGCGCGTGATGCCGCTCGACATCGCCCTTGCGTTTGATCCGGTGAACCGGCGTTGCGACGTCGTGTTTAACGGCACCGATTTTGCCCTCGACACGACCTATCAGACGCCGGTTTTGATGGCGATGGGCTGCGACCGGCGCGCGCATCCGGACGATGAATTGCCGCAACCGACGTTGACCTTGCCGGCGAATGCGCCACTGGCGAACTGGAAGCGCGGCTGGCCCGGCGACATGCTGGACCCGTATGGCGAGCTGGCCGGCAGCCGCGCCTGGGTGTTGAGCCGTAGCAAGCTGGACGAGCGCGTGCGCCGCAAGGCGCAGTCGATCGACGGGGAAGCGCTGTCCTCGCTGACCGGGCGGCAGGGCGTGCAGATCGGCCTGACCGTCGAGCTGTATAGCCGCAACATGCTGGCGCATCGGGTGGTTGTCGGCAACGCGAAGATCGTGGTGCCGCAGGTGATCGGCACGTGAGCGGCGCGCAGGCGGCGACCTGGCCGATCCCTACGCCGCCCCAGTTGTTCAACCAGGCCGCGTCCGTCTACGAAACCAATCCGGCGCTGGCCGGGATCGATGCGCGCAGCGCCAATTCGGTCGCCTCGACGAACTGCCGGCTGTACGCGCTCGGCAGCTACGACCGCTATTTGATGCAGGCCAATCTGGCGCAGGAATTGATGCCGGACACGGCCGTGGTCTGGCTGCCGCGCCACGCGAATATCTGGGGCGTGCCGCAATTGCAGCCGACGCCGGCGACCGGCAACGCGGTGTTCAGCGGCGCCACCGGCACGCCGATCCCGAGCGGCGCGATCCTGACCTATCAGACCGCGCTGTACATGACGACTTCGTCGGCCGAAGTGGGCAGCGAGGGCACCGTATCGGTGCCGATCACATCGGTGCAGGGCGGCAGCGCGTATAATTTGCCGGCCGGCACGACGCTGAATTTGGTCAGCGCGATCAGCGGGCTGAACCCGCAGGCCGGCGTGCTCGACAGCAACGGCGCCGCCAACGGCACCGATCTGGAAGAGATCGAGCATTGGCGCGGGCGCATCCTGGCGGCGATCCGCGTGGCGGCGAATGGCGGTTCGCTGTCGGATTATTACCAATGGGCGGCCGATGGCGGCGCGCAATATACCAACGTGGTGCCGAACGGCATCGGCGCCGGCAGCGTGCTGATCTATATCTGGGGGCCGGGGCCGAGCGTCGCGAGCGACCAGCTGGTCACCGCGGTGCAGAACTTCATCGGGGTTTACAATGGCACGCCTTCCGGCGTGCGGCCGGTGACCGCGAACGCTGTCGTCGTCGCCGGCACGCTGCTGGCGCAGAACGTGACGGCCAATATCGATCCGTTCACGGAAACGACAGAGGCATCCGCCGGCGCCGCGATAGCACTGTTCTTCCAGCAGAACGCCGCCGGCGGCGCGCCGCTTTACTATAGCCGGCTCGACAACGCGATTTCCAACGCGGCCGACGTGTTCGACGACGATCTCACCACACCGTCGGGCAATGTGACCTGCCTGGCCTCGCAAATCATCGTGCTCGGCACGGTGACTTTACTGCCGCCATGAGCCTGAGCCCCACCACGCTGCTGTCGCTGACCATGAGCATCCAGCCGAGCGGCTGGGCGCTGCCGCGCGACCCGAACAGCATCTGGGGCGCCATGCTGCAGCCGATGGCGGTGCTGTGGGCCGGCGAGATCGCCAGCATGGAGAGTATGCTGCCGCAGGTCGATCCGCGCGCGGCGACGACCTTGCTGCCGGCCTGGAAGCGCATGCTGGGCCCGGATCCGTGCGGGCGCGACCTGGTCGACACCACGCTGCAGCAGCAGCAGGCGCTGGCCTATCAGCGGCTGACGGCGCGCGGCGGCCAATCGGTGCCGTATTTCCTGTCGCTGGTGACCGCGGTCGGCGAAACCGGAACGATAGAGGAAGCCAACTGGAGCCGCTGCGGCGCGATGCGCGTGGGGCCGAACATGATGACCACCGTGCTCGGCAACCAGTTCATGTGGCGGGTCAATTTACCGAACCGAATAGTTACCTTGTTCCGCACCGGCGCATCGGTGTGCGGCGATCGGCTCGGCAG